AACTACTACCACAACACCAACTACTACCACAACACCAACTACTACCACAACACCAACTACTACCACAACACCAACTACTACCACAACACCAACTACTACCACAACACCAACCACCACTCAAACACCAACCACCACTCAAAGACCAACCACGTTAAATAATCAAGAAATAGAAAATACTAATAATTCTATATTAGAAAATACTAATTACAAATTATTATTTAATAATAATACATTAAAAATATGTAATAAAAATAGTAATGAATGTACTATTATATATGAATATATTGGTGATAGTAATAATATCTTATTAGTATTATATAAAGAAGGATATATGGAAATTATCAATAAAGATAATAATAATATATTATGGACAACTAAACAAAATATTGAAGCATTTTTTAATATTTCTAATGATATATCATATAATTTAATATTAACAGAAAATGGAGAATTAAAAATAACAGATAATAATAATAATTTAATATGGTCTAATATTACACAACCAACTACAACAAAACCATTAATTACACAATCAATAAATACACATTCTAATAGTTCATCAAATTTAATACCTATTTTAAATGCTGGTATTGATTTACTAAATATTTTTAGTGATAAAAATTATATGTCAGAACGCGGTATTCATTTAAATTCTAAAATAAAAGGTCCTCGTACTAATTTATACCAAAAGAATTTTTCAGGAACTTCTAATGTATATTCACCATATTTACATTATAATAAAAATAATACTGATAATATAGTATAAATATTTAACTTTTTTTATTATTTTAATAAATTGTTTATTTTTCCTATTAATTTTTAAATAATATTAATATATAGTATAGTATAGTATAATATTTAATAAAAAATATAATAATATTTAATAAATAAAAATGAATATAATATCAACTATAACATTATCAAAAACAATTCATAAAGATATAAATGCTAGTATTATTCCAATATTACTAACTAAACTTAAAACAAAAACTTTATTTGAATATGTATCAAGATTTATACCTATTCCTAAACATTATAATACACTTTTAAATACAATTGAAGAAAATATGAAAGAAAATAATCTAGGTATGGCTAATTTAACTATTGAATATAATAATATTAATAATAATAATAATAATAGTAATTCTATAATTAATAATACTAAAAAAACTAAGAAATCAAAGCATACTAAATCAAAACATACTAAATCAAAACACACTAAATCAAAGCATACTAAACAAATTAATACCATACACCAACTTTTTATAATACCTATAAATGATTTATCCTATAATAAAAAAGATGATAGTGAATTATTAGAATTAGCAAGAGTATCTGGCAATGCGATGTTTAATAGATTAAAAAATAATAAAATAGTTAAAGTAAATATTATTGATACGCTAGATACAACTTCTAATGAAACTACTTATATTGAAGCAATTATGGAAGGTTTATTATTATCATCTTATCGTTTTTTAAGTTATAAAACAGAAAATTCATTAACAAAGAAAAAAGATAAATTTGAAATTAAAAAAATACATCTTGTTTTACCATCATATAAACGTGATATACATAAAGATAGTATTATAGATAAATTACAAAAATTACTCAATCAAATTAAAAGTGTATTTTTAACTAGAGATTTAATAAATGAACCAGCCAATGCTACAAAAATAAATTTATTTATTACGACTGTAAAAAAATATATTAAAGAAAATAATATACCTATTAAATTAAAAGTATTAGATAAAGATGATTTAGAAAAATTAAAAATGGGTCTTATTCTAGGTGTAGGTAAAGCAAGTCTTAAAGAAAATGAACCTAAAATTATGATATTAGAATATGATGGTATAGATAGTAAAAATAAAAAATATACTCCTGAGTATGTTTTACTAGGTAAAGGCATTACATTTGATACTGGAGGAACTAATTTAAAAAGAGGTCGCAGTTTAAATGAAATGAAAACAGATATGTCAGGAGCAGCAGTAGTTGCTTCTTTTTTACTAGGTTATGCTATGAATAAAGGGTCTAAAAATATATATGCGATGTGTCCTTTGGTTGAAAATAACATTGGTTCAGGAGCAATAAAACCTAGTGATGTATTAACATCATATAGTGGTAAAACAGTAGAAATTACAAATACCGATGCTGAAGGTCGTCTTATATTAGCCGATGTTTTATCTTATGTATCTACAATATATCCTAAATCTACAATTATAGATTTTGCTACATTAACAGGACAACAAGAACAATTATCTTGTAAAATGTTTAGTAATATATTATCATCTAATAGCGAAAGTGAAGTAAAAACATTAATTGAAAAAGGAAAACATATTAATGAAGCATTAGTAGAATTACCTATGATGGATAAACATTTAAGTAAATTAAAAAGTTATGTTGCTGATATTCGTAACGCAAGTTTTAGTTGTAGTGCTGATATTATAATGTCCTCATTATTTATGAAACAATTTATAAATAAAAATACAAAATGGATACATATTGATATCGCAGGACAAAGTTATAAGACAGATGATATTATAAAATACGCATCTCCAGAAGCAAGTGGTGTTGGTGTTAGATTATTATTTGCTTACTTTGAATAATATTAGTTAATAATAAAATACATAATACTAAAATTAAAAAATAAGATATATAATACTAATAAAATTTGAAAAACGGATATTTTAAAATAACTACAAAAAATTGATTTTTTAATTTATAAATTTAATTATTGTCTTCTCCCCAAGAAAACTATCTATTTTAATTAATAGTATTTTTATTTTTTTTATTTTTGTGATTTAGTCGTATTTTTTATAAAAAAAATCGAAACTAATCGATGTCTTCTCCCCAGATGACAACCTATTTAATTAAACTCTTTAGTTTTAAACTTAATTAAATGGCACTATATGTGCTTATCGATTAAATTACTTTCAGATTTTATGTTTAACTATACAATGATAAAATATTCATTATATAGAAAAACATTTATAATTATAAAAAAATAATAAATCAATTTTTTTTCAACTATTACTTTTTTTGCTTATTTATTTTCATATTTTATTTAATAATTTTCAAATAATTTTCAAATAATTTTCAAATAATTTAATATTTTCGATAGTTTTTAATATTTTTTTAATATTTTTTAGTGTAAAATTTAATTATTTAGATGTAATCTATTTAATTTTATTTTTTTATAATTAAAATATTCAAGTAAAAAAATATTTGTTTAATTTAATAAACGCTTTACAAACTTTAATAACTTTATTTATATTAACTAATTAAAATGGGAGGAGGTCTTATGCAACTTGTCGCTTATGGTGCCCAAGATATTTATCTTACTGGCAACCCTCAAATTACCTTCTTTAAGGTCGTTTACCGTCGTCACACCAACTTCGCTGTTGAATCCATTGAACAAACCTTCAATGGCACTGCTGATTTTGGCAAACGTGTCACTGCCACCATCTCTCGCAATGGTGATTTAATTCAACAAATGTATCTTGAAGTTGAAACCCCTATTATGAATGGTACTTCCCCAACCTTTACCTATGGTTTTGGTAATGCTCTTATTAAACAAGCCGAAATTGAAATTGGTGGTCAACTCATTGACCGTCAATATGGCAACTGGATGAACATCTGGACCGAACTTACCACCCCCGAAGGTAAGCGTGCTGGTTATGATGATATGGTCGGTAACAAAGCCACTGGTGGTAGTCAAACCGGTAGTGTTTCCGCCGCATCTAAACAACGTTTCTATGTTCCTCTTCAATTCTGGTTTAACCGCAACCCTGGGCTCGCTCTTCCCCTCATTGCTCTTCAATACCACGAAGTTAAACTTAACATCGAACTTCGCCCTGTTAGCGAAGTAATTAACTGTGCTGCAGATAATACAACTACAACTTCTGGTCTTGGATGCAAACTCTATGTTGACTACATCTACCTTGACACTGATGAACGTCGTCGTTTTGCCCAAGTCAGCCACGAATACCTTATTGAACAAGTTCAATTTACTGGTGCTGAATCTGTCACTGTTGGTGCTACCAAAAATGTCACCCTTAACTTTAACCACCCCGTTAAAGAACTTGTCTGGGTTCACACTAACACCGCCAATGCCACTGCCAATCTTGACACTGGTAACAGATGGTTTAACTATGCTGGTTGCACTGCCGATTCTGATGATGTTGATTCTTTCACCTCTGCTCTTCTTCAACTTAACGGTCATGACAGATTTTCTGTCCGTTATGCCGACTATTTCCGTAAAGTCCAAAACTACGAACACCACTGCCGTGTCCCCCGTGTTGGTCGTGATTTAGATACTGATAGCGCCCGCCAACAATATATCTACACCTACTCCTTTGCCCTTTCCCCTGAAGAACACCAACCCAGCGGAACCTGCAATTTCTCCCGCATTGACAATGCCGTTCTTCAACTTAAATATGATGCTGCTTCTACCTTCAAAGCCCAAGACCAAGCCATGAACCTCAGCGTCTATGCCGTCAACTACAACGTCCTCCGCATTATGAGTGGAATGGGTGGTCTCGCCTACAGTAATTAGAAAATAATAAGTTGTATTTTCTATAAGGTCTATTGCGTTTAAACTAATTAATTTTTTTCTATTTTTTAATTAATAATTATTATAAAATTAAAATAATAAATTCATAAATATTTTACAAAATAAAATTGCAAATTAAAAATTGATTGTTATATAATTAATACAATCATTATAATCATTATAATTATTGAATAATATAAAATGACATCTATCAATATGATATGTGGAAAACGTAGAGATATAATAAAAATAGATGATAAAATTATTACATTACAAAATTCTTATAATTTAATTACAGATGATAATGGTAGTAAGCATTATGAAATAGAAACTAATAATAAAATAAAATTTAAAATCAATGAAGAATATTTATTAAAAATTATTTGTGTGAAAGTATATGATATTTTTTCTTATCCTCGTTGGTTTTATAAAGATAAAAAAATATTTGCAAATATACAAACTATTGATGATAATTTTAATATAAATATTGTAAAATATTTATTTGATAAAATTAAAAATACTAAATTTAGATATACAATTAGAAGTGATGATGAATATGATTACAGATTTGAAAATATAAAAACAAATATAAAAATTAATACTATATCACAAAGTAATACATCATCAAATAATATACCAATAATTATAAATAAAAAATTTAAAAAAATGAGTTTACCACCACTATTTTATAGAGCGGAAGATATAAGAGTAATTCAAAATTTTGAAATTAATAAAATTAAAAATAATTATAGACTGGTAGAAATAATTAATGAACCTGATAATACAAAAAAAAGATATTATGAAATGTTTGTAGGTGTAAATAATAATATTACAAATATACAATTTTCATTTATATTTGATGAAGAAAGTCTTCCTAAAATATTAAATTTAAATTTAAATAATGAAATAATTACAGACCATTCTTGGGAAATAGGACATAATCAATATATTTGGATTAGAAAAAAAGGATATAAAAGTATGTACTTACATCGTTACCTTATGAATTGTGTAAATGGTGATAATAAAACAATAGACCATATTAATAATAATAAATTAGATAATCGTTTAAGTAATTTAAGGGTTGCTACTATGACAGAACAAAATATGAACCGTCCTAATGTAAATAGAAAACATGATTTGAATAGTATATTAAATCCAATACAAATAACATCAGAAACATTAGAAACATTAGAAACAACAGCAACACCAGCACCACAACTTTCAATACCTAAAATAGAAACTAAATCATTATTATTCATAACTAAAAAAAAATCAGATGGATTAGACTATTTTTCTGTAGAAATATCAAAAGCCAGGACAAGAGTTGAAGATATAAGAGATAATTCTAGTAAATCAAATTTATTAACATTAAAAGAAAAATTAGGTCATGTAATATATAAAAGATATAGGTATATTTGTAAATATCCAATTATTATGAAAGAACAAATTGATGGCAAAATATTTACAACATTAGATGAATTTAAAATACACAGTGAGGTAAAACTAAATGAAATCCTAACCACCGAACAACCTAATAGTATTATTTATACATTAGATTCATTTTTAGATTATCTAAATACTAAAAAAATACCTAAATATATAGACCCTAGAATAAAAGATAGACTAAAAAATAATATTACAACAGTTCAAACTACAACAAATACATCAGAACCTATATTATTACTATATAATAATACATATACATATAAAAGTGATGATAAATTTACTTTTATCGATAATGGTAAAAATTCTAGAGACATAACTATTAAGATATCAAACAATATAAAGAATAATATTAGATTTTCAGGTTCTGGAAGTAAAAAACTAACAAATGAAGAAAAATTATGTCATACACTTATGAATAGATATTTTATATTAATAATACATGAAAATAATATAAATTTAGAAATTCATAAAGACAATTTAACAACTATAAATAATAATAATAATAATAATAATAATAATAATAATAATAATATAGTTAATAAAAATACAACTGGTAAAAAAACACTTAGTGATTTAATAATTGATGGATATAAATTTACACATTTTGATGAGTTTAAGAAACATACAGAAAAAATAATTAAAGATATAATGATTTCTATAATACCAGATAATTTATTTACAATAGATACTATAAATACTTATTTTATAAATAAAATAAATGATAAAAGATACAATAAACCTATACCATTATTAACTAATAATTATCCTATACTTACTACGTAATTTATTATATTTTTAATTATATTTTTAATTCTCTTATCAATAAAACCTTTATTTTTTTTAATATTTTTAAATATAATTAACAACTATAATATATCAACAATAAATTTAATTTCAAATTTTAAAATCTAAATTAAACTATATTAATTAAAATCTAAATTAAAATTAAATAAATAAAATAAACTTTAACTATCATTATTAATTTAACATTAATAATTTAACAAATGACAGTTTTATATGAATTATATACTACATTTGTTAAAGAAAATTGGAAATGGTATGCTGTTTATTTAATAACATTTATATCATTACCATTACAAAATATTGCGGTTCCGCATTATTATGGAGAAGTCATAAGTAGTTTAAAAGATGCTAATTTAAAAAAATCCAAATATTTATTTGCTATATTATTAGGAATATGGTGTTTAATACAAGTATTTCATATTGCTATTTCATATATAGATAATTATATATGGCCTAAATTTCACGCCTATGTTAGACAATTTTTCTTTGATTTAATTGTAGACCGTTATAATCAAAATTATAAAGAATTACAAATAGGAGATATTCTTACAAAATTAATAAAATTACCTTGGATTTTAGATGATGTATCTAATCAAATACAAAGTTTCGTATTAACCAATAGTATTCTTATTGTCTCTAATTTCGTATATCTTTATCAAAACCATTTTTCATTAGGCTTTATTTATTTAGGATGTGTAGCAGTTGTATTTTTAATGTCTCGTCTTTATTTTAATAGTTGTAATCATAATATTAAGAGTGTAGAAGAAAAATACGATAACTGTCACGAAGAAATAGATGATGCTTTACAAAATTTATTATCTATTTATACCAGTAAAAAAATACCTGATGAAAAGAAACGCCTTTATGATATTAATGAAGATACTAAAAATGAACAAAGAAATTCGGGTTTATGCAATCGTAAATTTAAAATATACTTTTCTATAGTAAATATATTTTTATTCTTATCTCTTAATTATGTAGCATATAGTTTATTTTTAAATGGTAAGATAAAAGTAAATAATCTTGTTAGTGTATTTATTATTAACTATACTATTCTAGGTTCTCTTATAACTCTTTATTCATCAGCCAAAGATTTTATGAATACTAAAACACATATTGAATTAATAGATAGTTTTATAGACGAATTACCTAAATCAAATACTATAAATAAAACTAAAACAATACCACACCCAGAACAAGGTTTAGATATTAGATTTAAAGATGTTGATTATACACACGATAATGCAAAAGAACAATTATTTAATAAATTAAATTTACGAATTAAAAAATTTGAAAAAATAGCCATTATGGGTGGTATTGGTAGTGGTAAATCATCGTGTATGAAATTATTGGTATCCTTACAATCGTTTCAAGGTGGTAATATTTACATTAATGAAGTTCCTATAACTGAAATTGATGTTGATAATTTAAGACAAACTATTATTTATATTCCTCAACATCCTAAATTATTCAATAGAACATTAAGGGAAAATTTAACTTATGGCTTACCACCAGAAATAACAGCAGAACATATATTAAAATTTATGAAAGAAAATGGATTTATAGAATTAGAAGACATATTTAGAAAACGTATGGATGAAAAAGTTGGTAAAGGAGGGCAAAATTTTAGTGGAGGACAAAAAGGAACAATATGGTTTTTAAGAGCAGCAATGCAAAACGCAAACTTAATTATTGCTGATGAACCCACCAGTGCCCTCGACCCACAAAGCAAAGCACAAATAAAAAAAATGATTGATATTATAGCAAAAAAGAAAGCAGTTATTGTCATTACACACGATAATGATATGACAAAAGGTATGGATAGAGTAATTACTTTTGATAAAGGTAAAATTATAAGCGATGTCAAACCAAATGGAAAAAAATAGACAAAAATTGTTTTTATGAAAAAAATTGATTTTTTATTTTAAATTTATTTGATTCTTAAAAAAAAAATCATAATATGACTTTTCAGGAACGCAAAGCGTTAAGAAGTTATGGTCCATCAAAAATGGAACTACTAATAGCAGCGGCAAATGATGAACAGAGAAAAAGGGAAATGAATTTCCTTGATCGTGAATATGTATCACGTATCATGGATATTAAACGATGGTTAGACCAGAACCCAAAACCTCCCACCAAAAAGGGAGACCAATTTTATTTAGAAAATAAGCGTGATAAATTCTGGATCATGCTTAACACCCTGTTAACACAACCATACGTCACAAGTGGTAGTGTTGAGAATCTAATTGCAGGGTTAATTCGGAGTCCTGAGCCTGAGAAATACAGACAGTACTTGGAGAACTTTCTACAAACGAATTACGCAGTTGAACACATACACATATATGATCAAATACTGTCTATACTGACAGATCGATTAATTAAGATCATTAACACACCCAAATGTAATGTAAAAAACATAGGCTGTATATATGCATATGAACATACCATTTATGTGCTCTGTCTAATTTTTAAAATTGCAGAAAATGACCGCACTGCTAATGACAAATCCATATGAGTATGCATATATGCCACCATTTTTATGATGTGTCTAATTTTTTTTTTAAATTGATGAAGAAGACCGCACGTCTAAGGAAAAACTTTTCAAAAACACACAACAAATAAAACTATAAAATCGGACAAAACTCGGATTACTAACAAAAATTGTTTTTTTTAATTTAATTAAATAATATTACAATTATATGTGGATTCAATTCGAGTCTATATACACTATGGACCCAGGATTTGCTCGCTACCGGGAAATCATCCGGCGCATTGAAGAGGGAAAATTTAGACTCTCTGAGTCTAATAAATTTATAAGAAAATACGAAAATCAGAGTATTGTCCCCGATGATTACTTCCTCTTCATTCTTGGTTTTATTGATCAAATTAACTATTGGAAAAAATATCTATCCTTTGAGTTATCGCACAAATCGGATTGTGACAAAAGGACTCTGGTTAAGGATTATCAGTCTAGTTTTGTGCTGATGTGGTATGGCTTGTTCGGTAAGTATACCGGCTTTAAGAAGAGCGATAAACAAATTTTAGCACTTGAGTTATCTGAAGCCTTTCTTACTTATGTGAAAGAGGGTGACATGACAGATTGTATTAAAATTTATGCAAAATATTTGCCTATCCAATTCAAGTTGGATACCGAGAAATCCCCAGCTTTCCTGATGCGTGAAAAAGAAAAGGAAGAGGCTCGTATTGCTGAGGAAACCGCTCGTGTTGCTAAGGAAACCGCTCGTGTTGCTGCGGAAACCGCTCGTGTTGCTGCGGAAACCGCGATAAATGCTGAAATTCTTGACGATGCTAAACTTTTTGTTGGACAAAAAATAAATGACTTTCTGAATCGCAAAAAAGTGGGCACGTGGGCTAATATAGTTTTGATGCCACCCGAGTTTTACGTAAGATTGGGATTATGCTCGCATGTAGAGGAATATTACTTCGAAACAGTCTGGAAATCCCAATCACCTTAGGATTAGCAATACTTTAGGACTCGCCTTTAGTATGATAGTTCTGTGTTTCCACATAACTCATTTTTTTTAAATAATATTTAAAAAAATAAAAAAGTTAAAAATTAAAAAAATATTTTTTTTTATTTTTATAATTTTATTCATTAAATAATAATTTATCAATAGTTGTTCTAACACAAAATAAACGATGTAAAAGAATACCTAGAATAAATAATGATACTAATACAATAGTTAATTCAATATAAATATGAAACCATTGTAATAATATAGTTTGTATTAAAATACCACCTAAAATAGTTAATATTACATCAACAATAGCAATATTAAAAATACGAATACTATGAGCACCTGTTCCAATTTCTCCAAAAATATTTTTATATTTACATAAATTCATTTTTTTTTTATTATATTAATTATATATTTTATTTTTATTATTTAATTTAATCATTTAAATGTTATTTAGTTTCATCATTTTATTTATTCAGTAGTTAATGATATTTGTGGATAGTAATTATAAAGTGGTTTATTAGTAGTTTCTCCAGAATAAACGGGAGAATTTGTGGTAGTTATTTTCATACCATATTGTTTATTAGTAGCAGTTGTATTACTATTATTATTACTATTAGTATTAACATTGTTAGTATTAACATTATTATTATTTAATTCATTGGAAACAACACAATTATTTTCTAATGGAACCCAGGGTTTATTACTATTGTGAAAATTTTGTAGTTGTATTAATGCTCCAATATTAGCAAAATTTTGGTTTAAATAGTTAGTATTGTTTTGAGAATTAATTTGGCTATTATTATTGTTGTATAAAATAGATATTAAAATAAATGACGCAATACATCCTATTAATATAGGTAAAATCCAATCTTTAAACACCATTTTTATGTAATTCAATTGAGTTTATTATAAAAAATTAATTATAAATTTATAATACTAGTTAATACTATTATTAAGTTAGTTAATTATTAATATATAATTATATTTTATTCTGGATAAACAAAAAATAATAATTATAAATAGATTTATTAAAATTATAAAATATAAAAATTGATTTTTAAATAATTAAAATAAAATTTATTATAATTTAATGATATAAGTAAAGTTAAAATTATAATTTATTAATAATTAATATTTGATTAGTAAATATAAAATGTCTTTTTATAATGAAGAAGAAGATGAAGAATTACGTAGAGTGCTTGAAGCATCAGCAATAGAAGCATCACTAGCAGAACTCAATGATAGAAATTCATTATCATTATCAAGTAATGAAACAAATAATACATTAGATAATCTTGATTTTGAACGTGATATTGAAACTATTACTGATGATGAAGAAGAATATGAAACTAATGAAACAGAAGATGAAACTAATGAAACAGAAGATGAAACTAATGAAACAGAAGATGAAACTAATGAAACAGAAGATGAATTAGAACATAATCAACTATTAAATCCTGAACCTATGAATAATGATGATGACTTAACAATAGCATTACAAGCATCTTTAGTCGATTATCATAAAACAGAAGAAGAAATTTTAAGTGAAATACAAGAAAAATCTTTACAAACAATTGAAGATGATAAAAAACGTAAATTACAAAGAGAACAAGATTTAAAAAAAGAAGATGATGAAATAATGGAAAAAATATTACAAGAATCTTATGAATCTAATATTGCTCTTCAAACTCAATCAAATACTATTATAAATAATGAATTTGATATTGATGAAGAAGAATATATGAATATGATTTTACATCAAATTAAAGAAGAAGAAGCCCGTGAAAAACGTATGAAAGAACTTAATACACAAACACAAGAATTACAACAATCACGAGCATATACAAGAACAGTTATTGAAGAACAAGATTTAGAATATGAGGAATCACTAAGACTTGATATTGCTAAAGAACAAGAAAAAAAAAGTGAAAATAAGCCTATTGAAAATAAGCCTATTGAAAATAAGCCTATTGAAAATAAGCCTATTGAAAATAAGCCTATTGAAAAACCTCTTACAAAAGAGGAAATACGTCAAGCACGATTAGCATTTTATAAACAAAACTAATTTATAAATATTATAAATTTTAAAATTTAAACTATAAATTATTTTTTTATAATTTATTTATTGTCATCACCAATTAATGGTTTAACATAAACATCAACTAATTTTTGACCTACTTCTTGACTTGCTGTATTATAATCTTTACCTGTATTCACTTCTTCTAATTTATTCATCATATATTTAAATTGTTCCATATTAAGGTCTCCTTTAATACATTGTTCAAATAAAGTAGATGATTTTGTGCTCAAATACTCATATTTTTGTGTCATTTTTTCTGTAAATGTTTCAATACTCATATCACGGTATTCTGGGCGTTGTAATTGCCATAAATATTTTTCATTACAAATATCTGATACTTCTTGACGTAATTTAATAGTATCAATTGCTTCCATTTTAATTATTTACTTTTAAAAATTATTAGTAATTTATTTATAAAAATTATATAAATTATAAAAATTATATAAAATATACAAAATATACAAATTATTATTTATAATTATAATAATTTTTCTTTTTATACTTAAAAAAATATAATTAAATTATTTAAAAAATAATTAAATTTTTTAAAATATTTTTAAATAAATTGATTAAATAAACTATATAATGTTTGTTTTAAGTCTAATGGGATCATTTTAAAATCCATCATAATACAATTATGTTTAAATTTATTTATATCTATTATTTTATTTATATCATCACCACTAAAACTACCAACATCACTATTATTATCACTACCATTAATAGTATTATATCTAATACTAATGAGTAAATCATAAAAAACTTTCAATAATTCATTATTATTAAAAATTTTAGAGATACAACTTTTACCAACATTTTTAAAATTATAATTAGGTATTCCAGAACAAATATAACCCATATTAACAACACAACATTTAATATTATCACTTTTATCACCTAATAATATTTTAGATAATAAATAATTATCACCTATAGAATTACGATTATAATTATTATTACCATTAATATTATCATTACCATTACCATTACCAGTTTGCGATACAGAAATAATTTTACCAACACCATTGATTAGTTTAACTTTATTATTACATATTTGTAAATAATCATTATCATTTGCTAGTATATATATTATATGTTTAGTTTCTCTTTTTAAAGTTTGAATATATAAAGTTAAATGTCCTATTATATCATCGGCTTCACATTGAGAACAAGAAATAATTTTTAGAGGAGCACCACTATTGTCTTTTAATGTAGGTAAAAAAGTAGTTTTCATATAATTAAATATATTAAATGAATTAAATCTATTTTTTTTATGTGACTCTAGACGTGTTCCTTTATAATCTTGTATTAATTCTTGAACTTGTTGATTATTATTTTCATTCTTATTATCATTATCATTTTTATTGTCATTATTATTTTTATTGATTATTGTTTTATTATTAGTATCAATTTCTTTATTTAATTTAGTAATATACGTCTTTCTCCAGATTTCATTATGAGGGCAATCTATACAAAAAACGACATTTTCTAGTTTAGTATTAAATTTTTTACATATTTTTTTAATATTTTCTATAAAAAGTTTTTTATATTTAGTCATAAATACTTCATCTTCAAACCAATTATAATCGGCATTAAAACTATTTTTATCATTATTATAATTATTATATTTTTCAGGATAAGCACGATAATACCAATTTCTTAAAGAAAAAAAACTATAATATAACCAATAACTTGTATCTATAAGAAGAATTGGTAAATCTAAATTTAATTTAGACATAATTTATATTTAATTTATATTTAATTTATATATAAATTATAAATTTATATATAAACTATAAATTTATATATACTATTAATTTATATACACTATTTATTGATAATAAAAAAAAGGTTAAAACGCTATAATAATACTAAAATATAATAATACTAAAATTTATTTACATTTCAATAGTATCATACCTCTGTATTATCATAATCTAAATTAAGTGCTCCAATATTAATTAATCCATCATTATCAGCATCATCTTCCTCCACTTCTTGTTCTTGATATGGTTTAACAGGATGAAATCCATTTAACATATATGGCACTTGCATATCTTTTAATTTTTTCTTATTATTTTTAATACTTTCTATAATATGTTTTGGTATATCAGCACTAATTTCTTTTAATCTTTGATATTCTGGTATTATTAAAGCAACAAAATCTTTTATACTATCTCTAGCAATTCTTCTTTTATTCAGTTGAAATTTAATAGTAGAATGAAATTTTTCCCAAGATAAATAAGACATTCTATGATTTTCACTTAATTGACTGACTTGTAAAAATTGTGCTACTGATGAAATAATAGATGTAAAAATACTCACACCACCGACACCTAAAATAATATATTCTGAATAGGCGGGGAAATTAGCACTAATAAAATTACCAGTTCCTGATAAAGCACTAAGAATAATAATTGGTAATTGAAATTTTATATTTTTAATTGTAAAATATTCTTGTGCTTTTTTATGTAGATAAGCGTTAATTTGTGCTTCATCTCCCATTTCACTTAATATTTTTTCAATTGCATCATCCCACGTTAAATTTTTAGTTGTTTCTATTGATGCTAAATCCATTATATTTATTATAATTTTATATTATTTATAATCTAATATTAATACTTATACTATAAATATAATAAGGTTATTTTTATAAAAATAATTAAAAATTAAAAATAATTAAAAATAATTAAAAATAATTAAAAATAAAAAATAATTAAAAATAATTAAAAATAATTAAAAATAAAAAATAAATTTTAAAATAATTACATTGTCATAGCATACATATCTTGAAATACATCGCTATAAATATCCATTGTATGAGTTTCTCTATTATCTACAAACTTAGTTTTTAATGTTTCTGTTTCATTTGAAATATCATTACTGAATAATGGATTATCTATCCATTGTTTATGATGAGGAGCAATAGTAGAATATCTTTTATACTCAAATGTTTTTTTATTTTTACAATTATCATATAAATCATTTACTTTATTACTTCCATTTATAGACATAGGGACAGCAAAATCATTATATCTTTTATGTTTTGTTTCATTATATAATTTAACATCATTATTATCATTAAGTATATATTTAGTAGTATTACTAGAATAAAGTTTAGAATTACTAGACTGATTAGTAGTATTGCTAGAATGATTATTAGTATTATTTATAAATTCATAATTATTATCTGTATAATGTAAAGCATCTTTTTTAAAATCATTATAAAAATGATTATATTCTATTTTATGTGTATAGCCATCTTTAGGGTGCTTTATTAATTCTGTTTTATAAGGTTCAACTCTGGATAATGTAGTATTATCACTAAAATAATCTGTATATGATGTTGGTGTCATAGGGCAATGAGGAGGTAATAAATGCATTTTATTTATATCTTCATTTATAATATTATTATTTTTATAATTATTATTATTTAGTATAAAAGTATCATTCTCCAGAGTAGTATTAGTAAATTTATCTCTTTTTTGATTAGGTTTACTATTAATTTTATACATTTTAGTCTATATTATTAACATATATTAATTAACATATATTAACTTAATATTAAAAAATTAAAATAGATAAATTAAAACTATAAAAATTAAAAAAAAGTAAATATAATACTATACTTTACATCTCTATAAAATATTTACCATCAAAACATATATAAATCATAATACCAATCATATATAAAATATAACTATAAACATAATCATTAGGATTTTTAACAAATATAAATGCTTTACGTAAT